TGGAACACATCTCGCACGCGGAAGTTCCTGCGGTGCTTGCGCACTGGGCGCGTGTGCTGAAGCCTGGTGCATGGCTCAAGGTCGCTGTCCCGGACTTCGACAAGATCGTGGACTGGTACAAGGAAGGGCGCGGCAGCGAGATCCCGCTGGAGGGATACCTGATGGGCGGCCAGGTGGACCACCACGATGCGCACCGCTCCATCTACCAGGAGCAGAAACTGAAGGGGCTGCTTGAGGCCGCAGGGCTTGAGGATGTCTGCACATGGGAAGGCGACGCGGATGACTGTTCGCGCCATCCCGTCACGCTCAACCTGAAGGCGCGCAAGCCTCACGCATCCATCCCGCTGGAACTGCCGGACTACTCCGACATGTGGCTGGTGCAGACCACGCCGCGCCTGATGTTCAGCGACCACATGTACTGCACGGCGGTGGCGACGAAGGCGCTTGGCATCAACCTGACGCGCTACAGCGGCGTGTTCTGGACGCAGGGCATGGACCGTGTCCTGTCGCAGACGCTCGACAACGAGAAGGTGAAGTGGATCGTGACCACCGACTACGACACCGTGTGGGAGGCACGCGACCTGATTCAGATGCGCGACATCGCGGAGCGCAACGATCTTGACATCCTCGCGCCCATGCAGGCCGGACGCGAGCGCACATCGCCGCTGCTGACGATCAAGGACGAGAAGGGCGGCCTGAAGGCTGGCATCGTGTCCAGCGAGTTGCAGCGCGACTGCATCCAGGTGGCGACCGCTCACTTCGGGCTGACGATGATCCGCCGCGAGGCGCTGAAGAAACTGGAGCGGCCCTGGTTCGTCGGCGTGCCTGCGCCGGACGGCGGATGGGGCGAGGGCCGGGTAGACGATGACATTTGGTTCTGGAAGCAGTGGGAGAAGGCCGGACTGAAGGCGTGGATCACGCCGAAGGTCTGTGTAGGCCACGCGGAACTGGTGGTGGCGTGGATTGACAAGGATCTACAGCGGCAGTGGCAGTCCACCAGCCACTACTACGCGCAGGGCAAACCGTGGTACGCGAGGTAGGGCATACGATTGGGTCATGGCAGTCGGACCCTACGCGCTGACGTCGCTCGCCAACCTCAAGGCTTGGCTGGGCATCACGACCTCAACCGACGATGCGCTGCTTGAGGCTGCCATTGACAGGGCAACCAGCCGCATTGAGTCCTACCTTGAGCGAAACATCCTGGAGCGTTCCTACGCGGAGTGGCGCAGCGGCGCGAACGTGGACACGATCCGTCTCTACCAGTGGCCCGTGTCGCAGGTCACCAACGTGTTCAGCGGCGCGTACGCATCACTGGTCGTGACCAGCACCGACGCGACCGACATTCGCGCCAGCATCGCCATCAACCAGGAGGGACCGACCCCGGCAGCCGTGCTGACGCGCACGACGTCCGCAGGCACGACCACCACAACCAGCCTTGCATTCAGCACCTACCCAACCACGGCTGCGCTAGGGGCTGCAATCGGGTCTACAGCGGGCTTCGCATGCTCGCTAGGCAAGAACATGCGTTCCGCGCAGTTGCGGCCACGCGCAGGGGCAGACGCGATCCTTGCCACCGTGACCCTGTACGGCGCTGACATCCCTAGCGAGTACACCTACGACTACGCTACGGGCAGGCTTGCCATTGACCGCTCATGGTTCGCATACTGGCCGCTGGACAAGGGCGTGATGCCATCGCCGATGAAGTCCGTGCTGGTCGAGTACACCGCCGGATACGCGACCGTGCCGGAGGATGTCGAGCAGGCATGCATTGAAGTGGCGTCCATGCTCTATCGCGACCGCCGCAGGGACGGCAACCTGACGTCGGAGGGTCTGGGCGACTACTCGTACACCCGCGCTGCCGCGTCGGAGATGAACGCACGCCTGGACACGCTGCTTGCGCGCTGGAAGGACATCGCGTGAGCGTGGACAGCATGATCGCGCAGTGGGGAGTGGCGTGCAGCACCCGGCGGCCCACCACCACGCGGGACGCCACTGGCAGCATCATCAACACCTACACGACGGCCATTTCCGCCGTCACGGTCTACATCCAGCAGGGTGGCGGCACGGAATCTGACATGATGGGCGCGCAGCGCAACACGCTGACCGCAACGGGCTACACGACGCTCGGGCTGGACATCAGGCCGCAAGACAGGCTGTTCGTGGGGACCACCTTCTGGGACATTCAGGAAGTGCGCACGCCAGACGAGCGGACCTACATCGACGGCCTCGCCCATATGCGCCTGTCGCTCACGCGAACGCTGCCGCTGTAGCCATGCCTGCGCGCCACAACTTCAACGCGAACCGGATCACGCGGCAGGTCACCGCCGCTGCGAGCCAGGGCGCGCTGGAAGTGCTGGTGCAGACGCAGACGGAGATACAGCAGATGCTGTCCAAGCCGGGTACGGGCAAGATCTACGCCAAGACCGCAGGTGCGGCGCGTCGGCTCGACCAGTTCATCGGGCAGGACGTCGGGCTGCGCAAGGACGAGCGCGAGCGCATGTCCACGGCACGGCGGCTGCACGCGGCGTTCAAGGGGCGCGGACAGGTCCGCACCCGCGACGTCATCGGGGAGGAAGCGGCGGCGCGCCAGAAGGGCCAGCGGCAGTGGCTGGCGCAGCGCCGGGGCGTCACCCTGACCGACGCGCAGATTCAGGGCCTGCTGACCAAGCGGGGCAAGGGCGGCGGCTCCTACGCCAACCTCGGCGAGATAGGGCTACACAGGGCATCCGCGCCCGGACAGCCTCCAGCAGTCCGTACGGGCCGCCTGCGGCGCTCTGTGCAGATGGCCCGTCCGCGCAAGGTCAACAAGGGTCCGCTTCAGGGCTGGGGCATCGGCATCAGGCTGCTGTACGCGCTGTGGCTGGAGGAAGGCACGGAGCGCATGAAGGCGCGCCCGTACGTCGCCCCGTCGCTGGAACTGATGAAGCCGATAGCGCCCAAGGTCATCGCCAACCGCATACGATTGGCAGGCTTCCCCGCGCAATGAAGGACGTAGTAGACGCCATCTATGACAGGCTCGGCAGCAGCACGGGCGGCGGATCGTTCCATGCCCTTGTGGACGGTCGCTACTACCACATGGAAGCGCCCCAGAACATCCAGTTTCCGCACTGCGTGTACGCGCTAGACCCGGTGGACAACGCCAATCAGTACGGCGGGACGCGCATCCTGACCGGGGCCATCACCTTTGACATCTACTGCGAGGCGCGCCTGGGCGCGGCTGCGGCAATGGACATTGAAGAGGCGCTGTTCACGCTGCTTGACCAGCAGGAACTGGCCGGGGTCGGCAGCACCTACGGCATCACCTCGCTGCAATGCCTGGTCCGTGGCGTACCATCTGTCACTGACGAGTTCATCGTCATCACCACCACCTACAGCATCTTTACGACAAGGATCGCCTAATGGCAGCACTGAACGGCAATACGGGCAACGTGAGCGGCAACGGCATCGTGGCGAGCCTAAACACCTGGAGCGCGACCATCAGCCGCGCCTCATCGGATGTCACGGAGTTCACCGACGCCGGACGCAAGCGCCTGTTGGGCGTGTATGACCTGACGGGCAGCGCAGGCGGCGTGATCGACACGAAGGCAGGCTTCGCCAACACGACGCTGGGCGAACTGGTTTGCCACACAGCCGTCACGGGCAGCACCATCACCCTGGCTGCGCGCAGCAATGCCAGCGGAACCAATCACATCGTGTTTAACGGCATCTGCGATTCGGTCGCGCTGTCCAGTAGCAAGTCCGGTGACTCCGTTATCACATTCAATTTCAGCCTCTCCCACACGAACGGGACCAACAGTCCGTTCACCATCGTCTGGGCGGTGTGATGGTCAGCATGAACCGGGACGCCACCGTGGTGGGGCTACCGATTCCAGGCTGCCCCGTTGAGGCTGTGACCACCGAAACGGACTGGGTGGTAACCGGGTCCAACGAAGGCAAGCCGTTCAAGGCGTACGTCAGCAACCACGCCAGCAAGGACGAGGCCATCCGCTACGTCGCGCTCGCGCTGCGCCTGTCGCCGCTGACGCTCGACTGGATCAGCGCGCACCGCCGCAAGGATGTCGAGATGTGCGTTCGCGTCGATGGGGACTGGTTACGATCACGGACACTATGAAAGCACCCGTGACCGTCGGCAGCCTCACGCTGCGCTTCCTGACCCTCCGCGACTGGACCGAACTGACCGCCACATGGCTTGCTGCACGGCAGCAGGAGCATGAGGCGTCCTTGCGCCGCTCCAACGCCAGTGCCACGGAGATGGCGATGGCTGCGCAGGAGTAC